TTGTGCCTCCTTCAAGAGGAGAACTATTTCTGTTTATTGTAATTTTGTTTGTTGCTGAAGTCCCTGCGTAATCTGCAATAGCTACAATATTTCCTGCACTTGGAGAAGAGGGCAGTGTTACTGTAACTTCTCCACTTGTGGTATTTACAAAATACCCTTCACCATTAGCTGCTGTAAAATCTGTTGTTTTAATAGATCCTGTTTGCCAATCAACCGTACCTGTCCTACCAAAACCTGATTGAGATGCACCTGATGCAAGAGCAATCGTATCACCACTTGCACCAATAGTAATAGTATTACTATTCTCGTTAATGATGTTTGCACCACATTGGTTTTGAATATTATTTACTTTAATTGTACTTGTCATAATTATTGAAATTTATACCTTATTATTACTATACCACTACCACCAGCTGCACCTTTACCATTATTACCAGGTAGTTGATTAGAACCTCCACCACCACCTCCACCAGTATTAGCAGTTCCAGTTACAGCAAACGATGCCGGAGCTGAACAAGAGGGTCTTGCACCTCTTCCTCCACCACCTGCTCCTCCACATCCTCCACCACCTGGAAATCCGTTATAACCTCCAGCTCCACCACCACCTGCATAAGCTACTGGACTTCCTGTTATTGAAGTTGTTGCTCCTGCTCCACCATTTGCACCTTTAGTTGATGCTGGTTCTGGACCAGTTTCATCTCCGCCGTTAACTGTAGCGCCAGCTCCACCAGTTCCACCCATATTAAAAGTACCCGGACTAGGGTTTGCTCCTCCATTTTTACCTTGAGGAGGACTAACAGGAGGTGTATTTCCTGAAGATCTTGAATTTGGATGATCTGCACCATTACCACCACCTGATCCACCATCTCCACCTGCTCTTGTAACACCACCAGGAGGTCTTCCACCTCCTCTTCCACCACCTGCAGATGAAATTGTTGAAAAAGTAGAAGTGTTTCCTTGAACTGAATTAGCTGAAGGAGTTGGTTGTCCGGTTCCACCACCACCTACGGTTATTGGAAAAGCGGTTGCTGTAATTGTTACAGCGTTTGTTGGTGCACTTGCAACTAATGGACTTGCCGTAAAATTATCTATTGGAGCATTTTTACCTTCTCTAAAGCCTCCTGCTCCACCTCCACCACCAGCGCATCCTCCACCACCTCCACCACCAGCTACTACTAAATAGCCTACAGTGTTTTCTGTTGATTCAGATGAAATTTGAGATACACAAAAAGTTCCTGGACCTGTGAAAGTATGAATTTTAACATTACCACAAGGTGCAGTAGATATTGTTCCGCCAGTAGCTGTTATAAATTTTTTTCTTTCCAAATCTGAATTCGTGGCAGCTTCTACTGGTTGCCATCCTTGTGTTGCATCTCCATAAACTAAAACAATTGATTGACCTTCTACACTAACAACTTTATTAGTAGCCTCCCCTACAATATTAGAACTATTTCTATTAATTGTTAAATTGTTTGTTTGAAAAGTTCCTGCATAATCTTTTAATGCTACAATGTCTCCAACACTTGGCGAAGCTGGAAGTGTCATTGCGACAGCTCCACTAGTTGTATTTATAAAATAACCTTCACCTGATACTGCTGTAAAATCGCCAGTTTTAATTGTTGTCTGCCAATTTACTGAACCTTCTCTACCAAATCCTGTTTGACTAGCTCCAGTTCCTAATTGTACCGTATCACCAGATCCACCTAATGTTAAGGTAGTTCCGCATTGTGGTTCGACTGTATTTACTTCTATTTTAGACAATGACTAATACCCCTGTTACTGTAATTGTACCAGGCACAGTTATTGGTCCTGCAAGAACTCCGTTCTCAACAGTCTGTGTACCATCGATTGTACCTGCTTGATTATTTATAAATTCATTGGGAGCCGTTCCGCCTCCGATGTATTGGATTCCATTTACTATTGCCGTCATAATTCCTCCTACGAACTAATATCGTCTATGAATGAAGTGACAATATCTAAACTAGAAGCAGTGTTACTTTTAGCTTTTAATATATCACCATTCTTTAAAACAATTTTTGCTCCACCTTGAATTAATTCAATCGCACTATTAGGTGGGACTGAAACGTTTTTAGCTAGAAAATGATCATTACTGCTATTTTCAATAAAAACGTCAACTAAAATAGTAGAGGTAGCAACATTGCAACATCTAATTCCAATAACTGCATCAAAGTCTCCACCAGTTATTAAAGTAACTTCAGATGTTCCAACGTTTCTTTGTAAATTGTTTCTAAAATTTTGTGCCATAATTTATTCCTTTATAACGCAACAGCCATAGCAAGTGCAAATCCTGCTGAAGCTGCTCCTACTGGTGTGCCCGACGCATCGAGGTAAACCGTTTTATCTGCAGGCATTGTTACAAATACATCTAATGTGCTGCCTGTAAAACTTATTTTAGATGTGTTACCTGAAGAGTTATTTATAACTTCAGTTCTTTCTAAAGTTGTAGAACCTGATAAAGTCCCTCTTCCAATTTCAAACGTGTTTGTGCCTTGTTCAAAAATACAATAGTAAGTAGTATTACCAACACCAATACCACTATTAAAAGTTACATTACCTTGTCCAGATGCAACACCCGCAAGTGTAATATTACCTGTACCAGATGTTGTACTGTTTTCTTTTACTCTATCATTTATAACCAAAGCCATTTATTCTCCTATTACGATGTTATACTAATAAGCGAATTTGTTCCAGCTGGTGAACCTGAACTTGTACTTGGGAACGTAATTGTAAATGTTCCGTTTGAACAAGATTTTGTTCCACCAAAATCTAAAACAACAACTAGTTTATCACCTTGCGTATCGTTATATATAACTGCATAAGCTGCACCAAAAGTTGCAGATGTAAACTGAGTTTGATCAAAAGTTAAAGTTGCAACATTTGTTTGATTTGCAACAACAGGGTTATTCAAAGTGTTTCCACCAGTTGTATAACCAGCTCCACTAACTTCATTAGCTACAGATGCATCATATATTGTGCTTGAAGTTGAGTAAGGAGCTCCTGATCCAGCAGTGTACAAAGCTAACTTTATAGTATTACTAGTGAAGTTATGAGTTCCTTTTAATAACTCTTGCGCGAATGAAAAAGGTACTACGTTTGCCATTTTTATTTTCTCCTATTTATTTTCCATAACTTGATGGTGGTTTGACGTTAAGTTGAGCCCGAACTTCACCATCTTGATATTCGTCTCTGCGTCTGTTCCCAATTTGCTCGAGAGCATACGTTTCTAAAGCTTCATTATAAGCAGCTTGATAGTATTGTAACATATCCTGCGGTCCTTTCAAGTACCCATATGTATTTACCAGGCAGGCGTATAATAAAAGATCTGAATATTTATTTGACAAATATGTGCCAGCTGTGCTTGGTGTTCCCGTAGTTATTGTATCTGGCTCTTTGTCATAAGCTAGTGTAATTTCGTAGGTTCTATCAGGTGTTGGAGCCACCATCCAAAACTCTTCATCCCAATTTGCATAATATTTTGGTATATCTACAGCTGAAGTTCCAGGTGTAGAGTAGTACTCTGCCATAAAACTTGTGTCTCTTTGTTCTAAATAAAATTGTTCATTGTCAGAATTTTTAAGTTGAACATATCTAATAAATCTTAAATCTGCTGGTATGGTTACATATCTATTACCAATAATTAAATTAGATGTTGCGTAGAATGTGCTTTGATCAGTGTCTATAGCTCTGTGAATTTTTAATTCTGCATTTTTAATTATTCTTTCCAACACAGTGTCGGATAAAACATTACTACCTACTTCTGTGTAGTTTCTAATATCAGTT